CCAGGGATAGCATCCAGGAATTTACGTCTTATCTCTTGACCGAGAGTTTTCTTTTGTGCATCAGAGAGTTCAGGAGATATTGAATGGCCAAGTTTTGCGTCACCAGCCCCATAAATAAAAGCATATGTGAGAGTCTTGACTTCTTTTCTTGTAACGCCAACACGATCAGCATTCTGCTGGTGTATATCACCATCGAGTACAACTGAAGCGAAGTTGCCATCATCATAACTCGCTAAGTAACTGCCTAAGCACCTCAGCTCTAAACCCTCAAGGTCACAGCCAACCATCTTGTGACCAACATGTGGTACAAATAATTGACGTGCCCAAGGTGCACTCACCACTTGCCCAAGGTTAGGACCTCGATGCGCATTTCTACCTGTTTGAGTTGCTAAGGAGCAGCTGTGATGGATACAACCATCATCTTCAATTGTATTAAACCAGCTGTTACTACCTTCAGATAATTGTCCCATCCACTTCTGTAATGTCAGCAAACGAATAAACATTTCACATTCATCATGCAAGAGTTGGTTGTCTTGTGACAGTGCAATGTCTTTAATTTCAGAAAGTATCGCTTCATCTACCTTAGGTTTACCTGTCTCAGTAAGCTTAGTGAAACGAGCACCTCTGAAAGTTTTGAGTGCCCAGGCAATGTGCTGACGAGATGTAGGATTAAAAGGAAGCAGCTTAGTCATAGGCGCACCGCTGACATAGCCATTCTTTTTATCAGTACGTTTTGGTGTGAAGACCTTGCCAGGTACGTAGTTATATCGGGTCCCAATTATTTTTTCAAGTTTTTGGGCTTCTATGGCCAATTCACCTCTAACACGTTCAGCAGCTACTACATCAAAGCGGAACCCTGATGCTTCTTGCTGTGCCATTAGCTCAGCCATACGCATTTCTAGTAACACATAATCAGGAACCATCTTGATCCTCCTCAGGGTTGTTTTGGTAGAATTCTTCTTCAGTCATTTTTGTAGGGAAGAATTTGTAGGTAATACTATCGGGAGCATGTTGTAACCAAATCCAGCTACAAGGGCATTCATTTAGCCAGTGTATAAAGTCTGCTGTGTACCTATAGTTTTCAGTCATGTTTTGTACTCTTATTTAGAATAGAGATCAACTTTCCTCATAAGAAGTTCATAAAGTTTGAGTGTCACTTCTGTATCACCAATACAGTAATCAAGCATCTCTGGTGTGTAGGTATCCCAAGCACCTGATTGCTTACCGAAATCGCCCTTAAAGCATTTCAATCGATAGCCCCATGCTTCTAGGCTATGCCTCCCATAAAGTTTTTGAGGCATGTTATCAGGCTTACGTTCATAATCACGTTCGATAATATTAGGATAATACAATCGACTGAGCACAAGTGTATCAATAGCTTGCCCAGTAAAATTGAACTCAGGAAACTGTTCTTTGATCAGCGGAATATCAAAGCTGATAATATTATGCCCAATGATTACATCAGCCATTTCTAGCTGTTTAATAGCTAGATCTAAACTGCGTTCTGGTCGATTGTCAAAGACAACTGGTGTGTCTTTTAATTCTAGACTACGCATTACAACACAGTGTATTGAAGAGCCCCGGCGTAATAGCCCTGTGCTCTCTAAGTCAAAGAGAAGTTGAGTCTTCATCGTAGATGGTTTCGGCATTTTCGGGATCAAATTCGTCTTGTTCAAATGGGTTGTAAGTGATCCATGCGTCCGGGTCATTGTTCTTCTCCGGTTGTTTGTTAACCGTAAAGCGTTTGTCTTCATCTTCAAAATATGGTTCGATTGAAATAATTAGTTCGCGTGCCAAGCGTGCAGCACGTCTGAATTCATCTTTATAGAAAGGTTCCCATTCATGAGCAAGAACTACAATCTTTCTGATACCCATCAAATAACATTGAAATACAGCAGTAGAGAATGGGTATCTCGTGCTGTAGAGAGTAGCTCCCACAACTGGGGTGCCACGTTTAGCGGCAGTCGCGATTGCATAAGATATACAATCTAATTCAACCTTACAGCTGGTTACAAGGCTTCGACCGTCTCCAATAATCTCACGGTCACGGACAATGACACAGCCTCCAGGAGCCATAGGATGAGTAGATCCTTTAGCCAATAATTTGCAGATTTCAAGAAAGAATTTTTCCTTATTTTTAATATAAGTTGGGTCGCCTTTTGGTGAAGCCATAGGTCACATTATTGTACGTTTAATCCTATATTAGGTAGTGAAAGTGTTTACCGTGACTACATATGCATTGGGAAGGCGAATGGTACAAACAGTACAAAAAAGAATCGGATGATTTAATTAGCATTCATGACACTAAGTACGATCTACATAGATCAAACGAAGGATGCATTGAAACAGATTTAGTAAATAATCCGCCACACTACACTTCTGGGAAGTATGAAGCAATTGATGTAATTGAGGATGCAATTAAAGATGCATCTGATTCTACTTTGGGATTTCTCCAAGGTCAAGTATTGAAATATATACTTCGACTTTGGCATAAAGATCATGCTGTACAAGATGCAAAAAAAGCAGAATGGTACCTTAGACGCCTAATCGATAAGCTCACAGAAGATGAAAGCCACCGAAAGGTGGCGAGTCTAGCAGCGTTTAAAGAATAGATAATTTGATCTATGCTCCAAGATCTCATGGTCTTGGACATGATCAATAAGCTTATCAAAAAGCGATTTAACAGAAAGTATACGGTGAACAAAGTAAACACTGATCCCGTGCTTCATATCTTCGTTAGTTGGATCATACCAATAGATAGGGAAAATTGATTCCCAAGGTTCCATATCCATTGAGACCCATGTATTAAGCTCCTCTAAGCGTTGTGCGGTTTTAATTATATGAGCTTCATCAGCTAAGGATTGAGGTATTGCTAATAATTCATTATCGTATAACAAAGCATTTTTCCACATCAAAGTACCATCTCTTACAATAAGTCTGCATGGATGAACATTCTGACCAGACGGTAATGTAAGTAGATACTCCTTTGATATATTCTTACTCATTAAACGCTACCCTTCTGTTCTTCAAAGAACGTTAGATCCTTAGACCAATTGTCACCAGCGTACTCATTATAAATTACTCGTCCGATATCTCTAAAGGAGTTATAAAAAAGAGCAATACGATCTATATTATTTAGAGTAACATCTAAAGGAGGCCCATAAGCAATACAATTCCAAGTAGAGGGAGAGACTGCTTCAAATCCAGATTTAGTTGCTCTGAACTGTCTAACACGTCTGAAAGGGATACAGATAGGATAATCCCACAAAACAGGAGATGCACGTAGAATTTCAGAGGCACTTGTAAAGAATACAAAGCTTTTGATATAGCCATTCCTATACTCGTTGATTGTTTTATTTAGCCAAATACGTGTATTTTTTACAGCTCCTTTAGGGGAAACGAATACGTTCCCGTGCCAGTGTTCTTGTAGAGGATTCACTTCTATAGAAGGTACTGAAGTAGCATCAACAAGTACCTGCTGCACAGGATCAGAGGTGGGATCAAAATCAATAGAACCCATAACAGTACGAGCACGTTCAATTACTTGAGGTGTTGGATATAAGGGAAGCTTTAGACCTTGTGCCTCTAGCTTATCCTGTAAATTCTGCTGCAAGCGCTCGGAGGCTTTCTTGGCTCCCACCAGCTTCGACTGCAAATGTTCTTGTTCCATCTTCAGATAGCAAAGTTATAAGCACATTCTTAGACCAGTCATTCTCGTCAACTTCTTCAATGAGCTGTCGCAGGAACTTAACTGTATTTTCGTCTTCTAGCCCTTCAGCAGTAACAAGATCTTGTTGAATATCGTCACCTGACATAAAAACAGATAACCCTTCCTGTAAATTAATAACAAGGGAACCAGCACCACGTTTTTCAACGGCACGAATTGCGATATTCACTAGATCAGTGAGAATTAATTCAGCTGTTGCAGCAAGAAATTTCTGCTCTTGCTCTTTCTCTTCTCCAAATTTATCGGATTTTATGAGCTGCTGAATTAAATCGGTACGTCTAGACATAGTAGAATGACTCTTTTACAAGGATAAGTGGTATTTATGGAAAGCGTGGGCTGTGATTTAGAAAGGCTCTCCATTTTCCTCTTCATTATTATCTGTAGGTTTATTAGATAAAGTAGGATCGTCTGGAGTAATCTGCATAGAGTGCTTACCTGTAAGCATTTCAGCAATAGCTGCATCAAAGCGTTCTCCAAATGGAGAATTAGGATTCATTAAAATATCATCATGATTACTAGTTAGAGGATTGTCCATAGCCTTCTCTTCCTCCTCCTGCTTTTTCATAGCTTCTTCTAGTACAAATTCTGCAACCTGTTGCTTTAGTGTATGTAACTGGCAAGCAATTTCAAAGCTTTCGGTATAACTGTCTTGATCGACAAATACGCCAATATGCTGAGGAATAAGATGAAATGGATTACAGCAATACTTTTCTCCGCATGTGGTTTTAACGCCAGTGAAACCAAGATCCCCCCAGCTAAACCACATAGCAACTCGCTGCGGGTGATGCTGAGTCGAGGTAGAAATTCCATGTCTTCTCCATGCAAATTGTGGCTGCATAGTTCTACTATTAATGCATCCATTCCATGGCCAACACACATCAGGTGAACCAATATCAACTTGGCTCCAGAATTTAAGTGCTTTGATTCTATTCTTCTTAAGAAGGCTATCAATGGTTAGAGACATTCGACCTTCTCTTGCTGCTGCAACACATCTAGTACAGGCTTGATGGCTGTCGTATCGCATTGAGTGAGAGGAAAAGCGTCCAATCGCATGTCCCGTATACAAACACAACTCTCCCTCTTCAGCTGTATTGGAGACTTGACGATGACGGCGACCATAGGCATGGCCTCCAACTTTTCTACTAGGTTGAGCTTCAGCCATAATTAAAAATCATTTTCAGGTTTAACATAAGTTCCACCATGTGCT